TCTTTTGGTTTATCTGACTTTCCATCGCACCACCAACTAAACTGGCAACCTGAGTTGTTGTCTTGTAAAACAACTGAGCAAACATCATTCGGGAAATTAGGTGAAGCCACTCTGTTAAGAGTGACCTCAGCTATTGCTATTTGACCTTGTATCGGTTCTGATCTAGCCTCGAAATATATGTTCAAGGCTAGACACATAAGAGCTGTTTCTAACATTATGCCACCAGATCGAAGTCGAAAGTTAATTGGTCGTCGCACTGGCTTTCGAACTTAGGGTTCTCAACTTCGTAAAAAGCATGAACCAATCGCTTGCCCCAGTGGTGCGAAGCATCCATTGCTCTCCACTCAGGAACTTGATTGTCGATTGTAGTCCAGTCACGAGTGTCCATTACTAGGACGTGCTTGGTAATTTGGATGATGTAAACTTTACCTTGCTCAAGGTTTTCCGGAACGAACTTGCTGAGCTTGCGCTTTTTCTCGAGCTTTGTCCATTTTCCTTTTAGACCGAACTGTTTACATGCTTTTGCGATGTTGCTATTTGTAACACCTTTACAATGACGCTTGCCACGGATTTTGCGAAGAGTTTGGTAAGCTGGCTCGTATTCAACTCCAGCTACAGTCGCAACAGAAAATGGTCCACACCATGTTACTCTCTTGATGCCTGTGTCGCAATAAATGATCTGACGTGTTTTAGGGTTATGCTTTTCCATGATTTGTTTCCTTTCTCAATCAATATAAGTATTCTATGCTTTCCCACCAGAGAAGTAAATAACTTTGATTCCTTTAAAAACAATAACTTATGTGAGTTTACGCCACTTTTCTAAGTTTAATTTCCTGAAACCTTTATTGATTTTGCCTTTTAGCAAATACCAGTCGCCAATTTTACCATCCTCAACTATAGGTTTTCCGAGCTTGGGATACTTGAACCTGTCTATTCCTGCTAGTATTGGACCAGTGTCGTCCTCGAATTTCATGTTCAGCCATAGGTTATGGGTCTCGGCTCTGCGACCTCCTCGCTTGGCTAAGTTTACAGCCTCGTTCAAGTCTCTAAGGTTTTTCTCGACGAGCTTGCCGAATACAACGAACTCTCCAGGATTGTCAGCTTCTAGGTCGTGGATGTCTGTTATCTTTGTTGTAATTTTATGTGAGGCTGGATCTTTCTTAATATGCCCGAACCTGCGCTCGCACTCAAAGATGTCGTCGTATGGCGTTTGTCCATTGTCTAGGAGGGTTTCTTGCCGAGGTGTTAAAGGTTGCTTGAGTTCTCTGCGTTTTACAATATCATCAGCCATTTTTGGACCAATGCCTTTTATTCCTATCAGCCCACCAATCAGCTCGCCTTCCTGCACCGACCAGTTTAGATTTGATTTGAACTTGTCATATGGTTTATGAGCTAGTCCTTCTCGAGCAACTTCCCGCAACAGCTTCACACCTTGGTCATCGTCCTTAACATTCCGGAGGCAAGCAGCAGCAAACTCTAAAGGAAAGCGACTTTTTAAAACGCAACACCAATAGCTGACCATCGCATAGGAAACTGCGTGGCTTCTGTTGAAAGCCATAGATCCCATTGTGTTAATATTGTCCCATATTTCACGAGACTTCTTTTCGTCTAATCCGTTTTCCTCAGCACCAACTTTGAACCTTTGCCAATACCTGTCGAAAAACTCTTCACCTAAAGACTTGCTCATAGCTCTGCGGAGCTCAGAGACTTCTTCCCAAGTCAGCTTGCCTATTTCACGAGCTATCGTCATCACCTGTTCTTGGTAAACGACAATGCCATAAGTAACTTCGGTTGCTTCTTTAGTCATCTCGTGGAAGTGGTAAACAGGCTCAGCACCTGTCCTCTTTTTAATAAACTGGGTTGTGCCTCCTGAGGTTAATGGTCCAGGACGAGCTAAGGCAGTAATAGAGCAAATGTCTTCGAAGTTCGCTATTTTCATCTGCCTCGTTAGTGATTGCAGAGCATATCCTTCGAACTGGAATATTCCTGCATATTTCTCGTCGTTTAGTATCTTGAATGATTCCTCATCTTCCAAAGGAAAGTTGACGAGCTTTTCCCTAGACCAACCAACTTGATCTAAAACGTCTTGCAGAACTGACAGCGTCCTAAGTCCTAGAGCATCAATCTTAAGCAAGTTTAGGTTCTCAGCATCCTTCTTGTCTATCTGAGCTGCACCAGTTTGCTCACTGACCGAGCAATACTTACTAACAGGATCTTCAGTAACGATAATTCCAGCAGCATGAACTCCTGAATGGCGAGCGTGGTTTTCCATCTTCTCGGCTATTCGCATTTGCGGATATTTATTCAGGACTTGCTTGCCTATATCTAGGTCGTTGAAGGTGTCCATAATGCACATTGCTGCACGAGCATCGCCTCCGCTCCGTTCAATTATTGCACCTTTTAGATCATTAACTTCCCAAGCTGGAATGCCAAGCTCCTTGGCAACTTCGGTTATTGTGCTCTTGGCTTTATACCTGCTGACTGTTCCTAGGTGAGCAACTTTCTCGGAGCCATACTTGTCTCTCAGATATTGGAAAACCATTTCCCTGCGGTCGTCCTGAAAGTCAATATCAATATCGGGCAAGTCAGCACGAGTAACGTCGATAAACCTTTCGAACAGCAAGTCGAACTTTATGGGGTCAACATCCGTTATGCCTGTTAAATAGCAAACTAAAGATCCAGCTGAAGATCCACGAGCTGGACCAACGAGCATATGTTGCTTCGCATAATTAATCATGTCGGCAATAACGTAAAAATAATCGTGGAATTGCTTTAGCTCTATCATGTCGAGCTCACGCTTAAGACGAGCTTTATAAATCGGATCTTCTAAATCTATTCCTCTTTCCGGAGCACCATCTATACACATCTGCTTCAAAGTTTTCTCAGGTGTAAAAGATATCATCTGAGCAACAGGCAAGTCAACATTGCACATGTCTGCTATTTTATAGGTGTTCTCTATCGCCTCATCAGGAACCCAAGGAACGCAGTCCAATAATTCATATTCGTTTAGCAAGTGCATTGGCTTGGTTCGTTCCATCCTATTCATGCCAACTAGAACCTCATAAGCCTTTCGGTCACCAACTTTAGGATAGAAGTTGTCGGAGGTTGCTACTGGCTTAAAACCTTTTTGCTCGCAAAAGTCCAGAGCCTTCTTAGAACTCATCGGATTTATCTCGATGTAAAGATCGTCTTTTCTGGTCAAAGGAAGCAGTCCCCACTCTGGGTGTGTGCCACTTAGAATAATAACATTTTCAGATATGTCGAAAAGGTCGGAATAACTTAGCCTCGGGAAATAATAAAAATTTTCCTTGCTCGTGCTTTTTGTTACGAGGTCATAAACCTCGGACAAGCCTTCATTGTTCTTAGCAATAAAAGCCATCATGTTTGCGGTCTGTTTAGAGCGGTCGGTGGAGTCAATTACAACTGCGATCTCAGCTCCGAATATTGGTTTCTTTCCAGCCTTTTTACAAGCATTGCTGAAAGGAACATGACCCCAAGTTCCTATGTCAGCTATCCCGATTGCATCACCACCAGATTCAATGATGCTAGAAATTGGACCATATGCTTTGCGGAAAGAATATTCTGTGCGAGCTCTTATGTGCAGCATTACATAATCACCGCAATAATTGCATAACTAATAACAAAACCTATCAGTCCGATTGCCATTATATTTCTCCTTTTTCTATGTACCAGTTTACAATTCTGGCAGTTGCTTCAACATCATTTATAGATCGGTGTGCACCTTCTATCTTCTCGCCGAAAAGCTCTTCGTAAATGTCGCCAAGTTTACGCATCTTGCCCCAGACCTTTTGCCCTATTTCAACTGTGCAGATATGGTTGGGTGGCCAAGGGAACTTAGTAACTTTGTCGAGCCTTTCTAGTTCGAACCTTAAAACCTTTCGGTCAAAAGGCAAGTTGTGCGCAACGATGTGCCTTTCACCTAGGAAGAAGTCCGTCAGCTCCTCGAGCTTAGTTATGAATGGCTTTTCGTCTTTAAGCATCTCGTCGGTTATTCCTGTGATCTTTATTATCTTAGGATCGAGCAAGTGTCCAGGATTGCAAAAAAATTCTAGCCTTTGTTGCTCTTGCATCTGTCCTTTGTGGATAAGATCGTCGTTGTACTTTATGGCACCGAACTCGATTATTTTAGGTTGCAGGTCTAGGTCAGAGCCTTCAGCCTTGGGCAAGCCTGTTGTTTCAAGATCGAATATAATCATTCTTTTTCCTCGTTGTCTAAGGATTGCAACATAAAAGAATAAACACCCATATCATGGACTGAGTCCTCGTGCGATCCTGGCCAGTTCTCGGAATAGCGAGTTAGCTTGGCAACAATCATATTTACAATGCCGAACCTGTTCCATTCCTTTTCAGTTTCAAGAGTAACTCCTTTGGGGAATAAAGCCATCATCACTTTGCCATGTCTATGGTAATTATCGCCATAGATTTTATTGCGCTCCTTGAAAGTTTCTAGAGCATCTTCCATACAATCGATGGGTGACTTTTTCCTGCGATGTTTTCTAGCAACATCTCCAATTGTTTTAAGATCGCTCATTACTCTCATATCTCCCATTCTCGTACGAACTGCGAACATCTCGCTCATAATTATTAGCCTTGTCGAAAAGACTTTCTAGGTCTCTTCTGTCGAAGGTGTTAAGATCGAAGAGCCTAGCAACTTTTTTGTCGTTAAGCTCTATGTCGTTTCCTCTTATTTTAAGCATACACCCACTCCGGAGTTGGAGTGTAGTTCCACTTTGCGAAGCCCATCTTCTCGCCTAAATAATAATTGCGATATGCTTCGGTTGTGCTCTCGCACTTATACTCATCAGGCATGCACTGGGGTGGCTCGGTGAAGCAAGCCTCTTTTATATTCATAGGTGCGATGCCAAATAGCTGCATCATCTCTGAGCTTTTGTGAGTTTTGCCATAACGAGCTGTGTATTCTTTACACAGGTGCATAAATAATGATAGCGTCCACCAATAGTGAGCGGAGCTTTCTCGCACCCAAACTGCTGATGGATGGTTCTTGTGGGTCGACTTATACAAGCCAACCTTGTCAGCCCAATAGTCTCCATCTAACTCTCGGTGCGCAGTGCAAAGCAGTTGCGCAGTTTCGAGTATCATCTTGACGCAATGCTTGTCGCAATGCATTATAGCTGACTCTTTCGGACTGGTGTCCAAGTAAAAAATATTCATTAAACTTCCTTTCTCAATATTAGAACTTTAAACCTTTTCGGCTAAAAAATAAAGTTTATTTTTGCCAAAACTTTAGCTTCTTTTTCACTCTCTGCCAAAGGCTCGGCTTCTCATCTTCCTCGTGGAAAACTTCCATAACAACATCCATGGGTGAAATTTTCTCATAGGTTCTATTTTTAATAATGTAAGCAACAGCTGGTTCTTTTATATTCAGCTCTTTGGCAATTTCAGAGTGCTTGAATGTTAAGGCTTTCATCTCATGAACTTTATTAACAAATTCCTGATCATATTTTGTTTTATGGTGTGCCATATTTTTTCCTTTCATCTATGACTTCGAATGTTTTAAATGTTCCGTGTATTGGGTCGGAGGATTTAGAAATTTCATTAAGTATTGTATAAAGCTGATCTAAAGCAACGTCAATAACATGCTTTTGCGCTGGGTCAAACCAACCTCCCTCCGTTATTTTATCTTGAAAGTCTCCTAAAAAGTTCTTGACTTCATTAGCTTGTCGGAAAAGTTTCTTGTTGCCAAGCATTAATATCTCTTCCCAGAGCTTGTATATGACCGAGGACAAATCAGCCAACGCAACAATCATACCTTCCTTCCCAGCTTTAGACTGTTCCCAGTTGGTTTTCATGTTTCTGCTGTTTATTCTCAACTCATTAATTATCTGGTCAATTCCAGCTTCCGCTATCTTTTTAAATACAGCAACAGACTCCTCGCTGTAATACTTGGTTGGTCTAGGGATGTCGCCTGTTATAACTTCATCAATATCATGCACGATTGCTTTTTGCAGAGCCATGCCAACATCTAGCTTATCATTGGGAGCAGAGACTGAGTTTATCTCCTCGCACAAAGTATAGGTAAAGAGGCACACGAAACCTGTGTGCTCCATTACTGATTCGCTTTTTAAAAGGTGGAGCTGCGAATACCTTTGTATCGCAGACATCCCCTGAGAAACGCTAAATAGCTTTACGATATCCATTTACTCAACATCCGGATTGAAGTTTTGAAACTGCTCTAGAATTTTCTGCCTACGACCAACATGGTCTTCCCAGTTTATATTGGCAGTCATAGAGCGACCCCACTGTGGTTTGTCCCAAGCTCTAGAGGAAAGTCCTGCGAACTTTTTAAGATCCTCAACACCAACGATATGCGCATCAACACTTTCCTTCAGCATAATATTTAATCCGAAGTTTTCATTGGTATAGGTTATTGAATAGCGTTTATGCTCAGCTGCACTTGTTTCGCTCTTAAACTTGAAGTGATCGGTTAAGGCTCGGAAATATCCCATCTCGTAAACAGTGCCAGTATCTCGACCATCTACAATAGCGAACAAAACATTAGCATCAATCATTGCGTTAATGTTGCTGTCGTAAATGCTCTTTGATGCTTTAGTCCTATCCTCTGGGGAAAGATGGGAAATTACACCTCCACTTTTCCTAGGTGAGAAATAGTCAAAGCCATACTTATCGAATTCATTTTCGATAGCCTCGATCGTTTCGATCTGTTTAGGATTAAAGAATGGTCCAGCCAAATAAATTTTCATAGTCATTATGCGTCCTCCAGTTTATCTATATGTTTTTGCCAAAAGGCAGGTCTGTAACTTGCTTCAATACGCACCATGTCCATGTATTTCTGAGCGATGGGTGTAGAGGTTAAGTCACTGTGAATGGGGCAAGGTGCTCCAGGATCGTCGTCGGTATGCCTTAACTCGGCATCCCTCGTATAAGGGCAAAAGCCTTTATTGCATGGCAGGTCTTGCTCGCTGACAGATATGTATTCTTGTGCAGCAATTATGATATCTTTCCAAATACCATACTGAGCAATCCAGCATTGCCTTTTATTGACAACTGTTTTCCAAAACTCGATCTCAGCAGAGATTGATATTGTAATTTTGTCGCCAAGCGTTCTCGTCCAACAATCTTCGGATTTTATTATCTCCATTAGATTGTCTTTTATTGTATAGTTTCTGTGCCGAACGACCTGAGCTCTCAAGCCAATGGTCATTTCTTGACACACAGTAACGACTGGTCCAATATGACCATTGACCATCTCGTTCTCTTGTAGCATAGGGATCGGATTAACAAAGCTATAATTGCCAGCATATTTATGAAGCTGAAATTTGTTATCAAGTGCAGCTTTGCCAATAATAAAATAGTCATTTATCGTTGCGAGGTATTCATACAGCTTATAAATTTTTATCAAGCCTCGCCAAGACAACCTAGTCGTGAAAGAAGTCATTGCGCATATTGGCATGTGCAAACGATACTCGTCTTGAATAACACCTGCATCCATGTCTGCTTTAATTTTATCCCTAAGCAAAACGATAGTATCATTCTGTTCGGAGAACTCGAAAAACTGAGGAACAACGAACTCGGAAGGTGCGTCAACTCTAGAGGTTCTTGCCCACATAACGTGGTCTCTGAATGAGGCGAATATTTCTCGTTCTAATATTGTGCACTGAACACTCATCACAATAGATGGTATCTCGTTGACTGGTGCGTCGATAGATAAAATTGTGTCTAATGGAGTGGTGTCGTCGGGGGAGCGTGATAACTCCCAAGCGACCCTAGATAAATTTTTGCCTGACGAAACTCTGTCGTCTGATATAATTTCAATTTTCATTTTTTAATTTCCAAGCTCTGATGTCGTTCGTTGCATTTCCATCTTCGTCCCTGATTGCTCTTGAAACACATTTGAAACCTTGCTTTTTGCAATTCATTCTGAAAGAGACAACATCACCTGAAGTTTTAAGGACAGTGCTGTCTCCAACAGACATCGCATTCACTAGCCTGACCCACTTGTCCCTAGACTTATGTGGGTCAGTTAAGGGCACACCACTCTCTATGACGAACCCTTCTATTTCTTTTACGACCTTAGGCATCGTAAACTTCAGCCCAACCATGATCGATGTCCCATTTTAGATCCTGCAAACGACCACCTGACTTGATGTAAAACTCATAAGGCATATCTGCTCCATGCTTGAGGAGAAGCTCGAAGGAAGCATATCCGCAAACTTCCTTAGTGTTTACCTTACGAGGATTTTCGGTTACCAGAGGCTTGATCATTTTGCCTGCGAATGAACCACGAGGTTTCTTAGGAGCAATGCCGAGTGGCGTCATTCCTGGGAGTGCATCGATTTGGGGTGGTGACTTCACTTTAGTTTCTCCATCGAAAGGTGTGGTCGTTACATGAATATCAGCAATAGCATCCATAAAACGCTTGGCACCAGTTTTGTTGTCAGAAAACTTTTTGATAAACATTCCGGATACTTCGTTGAAAGCATCCACAAGGATCTTTCCCGTGATGTTGCGATCAGCTAAAAGCTCATCAGCATTCTTAAAGAAGGCAACACCGTTGCCCATAGAACGAGCAACCTTGTCTGACTCATATGCTTTGACAACGAGGCTCTTCGGATTAAGTGTGTAAGTTACAGTGTTCATGATTTTTCCTTTCTCAGTAATCATACAAGTGTTCTATCTTTTCTAGACAGAGATGTAAACACTTTTGATTCGTTTAAAAACAATGGTTTACAAATTATATGGAAAAGTATCTTAGTCCTCTGGGCTGTACAAGATACAAATTCTCCTTTGCTCTGGTCAATGCAACGTACCATACTCTGTTCTCCTCATCTGTTCCTAGGTTGTCCCAACTCAGCTTTCCCATGTCAGTTATCAACACAACATTGTCAGCTTCACCACCTTTGCTTTGGTGTATTGTTGAGATTGTTATTCTGGGTTTGTCGGTGAACTTCTCACCATTACGCAAACAAGATCTTAAATATTCTCGTTCGTCGGGTGGCAGTCCTTTCAGTATTGCCATCCAGTCTTTGCTCCTAGCCTCGTCAGGAAGTCCTAGGTCGTCTATTCTATAGGTGTCTTTTTTCTCGAGCTTTACGTTAAAGTTGAAAAAGCCAATAAGGTTCTTTGCTTCTGGTCTGTTAAGTTCTTTGCCTTTGCGGATCTTTTCCCACGAGGTTATAGCTTTTGTCTCGTCGGTGTCTAAGGAACTTTGACCATTGTAGGTGTAAGCATAGCCTTGTTGCCTGACCACTCTTTTAATTCTATAGAGCAGGTATTTGCTTCGGCTCATGCAAAGCCAAGTTCCCTCGTCGGCTCCGAAGTCAATCCCTTCGTCGTCAGATATATAATTGACCGTGCCTTTTTCTAGCTTTGGTTGCCATGGCTTAACATACCTATTCTTTATTCTGCTAACAACATCCGAAGCTAAAGCATGCACGCTCCTAGGTATTCTAAAACTCTGAGGCAAAATTCTCTTGTCACCTTTTAAACTCAGGAACTTATTAACATCCGCACCTGCCCAACCAAATATTGCTTGGTCGTCGTCGCCAGCGATGTAAACTTCCGAGGCTTGGGAGGAGGCTAGTATTGCCATGCGATACTGCAACGAGCTCAGGTCTTGAGCTTCGTCAACTATGCATATATCTATCGGCAATGCAGTTTCATATCTTTGAAGCATGTCGGTGAAGTCTAGCAAGCCATTCCTCTTTTTATAGGTGGTCAATGAATTATTGTACTGCTTAACTGCATGCAACGTCAAGTCATTTTGATTGCTTAGATGGTATTGATCTTCCATTGAACGAATACCAACTCTCGCCAAAGACTCTACTCTTGAGCATTTATCTCCGAGACCATCGCCTGTGTGGATTCCTAGGTTCTCGTCGTAAATGCCTTTAAACTCTACACCGATAGCCTTGCCCAACTTCCTATAATGGTTGTCGGTCATGACCTCGTCTCTTTGCAGACCTAAAGTTTTAAACGCTAAAGAGTGCAGCGTCCTAAAATAGGGAAACCTGTCCGCATCGAATCCGAACTGAACCATTGCTCTTTCTTGAGCTTCGCTTGCAGCTTTACGAGTAAAAGCCAAATAAGCAATCCGCTCAGGTGGCACACCTCTTTTTAAAGAAGCCTCAACTATGTTCAGAAGGGTCGTCGTCTTGCCTGTTCCTGGAGGTCCAAGTATTATCTGCACGTGCCTCATCTTCATTTCCTTTCTCAGTCATAGTGTCTCGATAATCTTCTTTCCTGAACTTCCACAATATCCATTCATGATATCGCTCGGGTTCTTGGTCGTCGAAACTTTTCTCCCAGTTGTTAATTATCACTTTTTTACAGCTTCCGCAAAGTATATCTTTCTCGAATATTCTGCCGTGGGTGTGCTCTCCGCACCAGTCGCAAGGAATCGTTCGCTTGTAATATGGTAGCATTAAAACTCCTCCGTGACTGCACTCGGAATATCGAGCTGTTCATCGTCGTCGAAAAACTCTGGTTCAGGAACAGACCAAACCTTAACTGGCTTGCCTTTTATTCTAAATGTTTTCCTGTCGCCACCTAACAACCTGAGCCATGACCAAACTTGGTGCTGAGTTGTAAACCTGAACCTGCGAGCTTCTAAATAAATGAATAGATCTTCCGACCTGAAATAAACTTTGGCTTCGTCTGAGTCGTGCCATGGCTTGCCATTCATAATCTCGTCTTTCTGGCGAGCCTGTACTTTTCCTGTTAAAAAGCTGTCTAGCATTTTCTCGAACTGGCCTTGGGGTGAGGCATCGTCTGGGTCTACTATTACCTCAACATTTTCTAGCAGTTGATTTATTCTTTGTTCCCATGCTTGGGATGGCATTGTGCTCGGACACTTATTCAGTTTCTCGACGCAGATCTTTTGTAGCTGTCTTTGGTCAAGGAGCTGAGGTGTTGTAACTTCTATTCGCTCGCCTTGCATCTCGATATACCAACGCACCGACTGGCGATTCTCGGTTTCATATTTTGTTATTGCATCAACCTCGATAGACAGCCCACCACCAACTCTTCCGACACCATAGTCTCGCTTCATGCATTTAGACTTTTCGCAATAGTTGCATATTGGACTTTGCTTGCAGGTGTAAGCATATTCTTTCTTGCTGACTGACTTAACTAATCCATTCACCTCACCCATAGGCAAAGGTTCAGGCAGATGCTCATAGTTGAACTTCATTAAGTCTTCTTGCCAGTCGTCGGGATTGCGCTTGCGGAAATAAACTCCAACATTGAATAAAGATATATTCCTGCCACCTTCCGGAAAACCCATCGTCATAATGTGTTGTAAGCATGGTGGTCCATCGGCGAAGTGATCGACTAGGTCGGGAGTAAAAGTCTCGAGCTTTTCGAACGTCGTTAATTTCTTCTCAGCGAGGTCAACAAATTCTTTCAGGTTTAACTTCTTGCCTTTATGGATTGCATGGCGTTCAGTTTTATCACCATCCCAATAGCATAAGTTTATCCAGTTGCCTCGGTCTCTTTCGTTGGCTCTGGATATTTGTTTAGGGAAAACTTCCGAACCACCATAACCTAGTAAAGCTGCAAACTCATTCAGCTTGCTGACCATGTCAATAGCAGGTATGGCAGGACTACAGAAAAGATACAAGTGAGCACCGCCAGACTTAGAACGGCATAGCACCAAAGGAGTATCACGAATTTTCTTTTCGAGGCTTTCAAGACTTTCATTTAATTTAACATCCCCTCTAATATCAATATCAATAACGCCAAAGTGACAGCTGTTATTTTGCAATAAAGGAATAACTCCTAAAATATATTCGCCACCACTGAGGTGCTCTTTAAAATTAAATTCGGTTGCAGGTTCGCTGACAGTGACTGCTCGACCAGACATCTTGCCATCTGCTTCTTGTTTATTTACTCGGTATTGTCCATGAGCAAGCTCGAAGCCTCTGAACAATTTCATAAACCTTTTAGTTTCCACGCCTGTTCCTTTCTAAAAGTCGTCGGGGAGCATTGCTGCTCCCCTAGATCATGCAATGCGCAATTACATTACATCATCATCTGAAGAGTCAGGCTGTACTTTTACCTCTCCGCTCTGGATATTCTTGCGGAACTCACGTGCCTCAAGATAGATGTTTTGACCTTGGTCTAGGTTTTGGATAATACCACCAGACTTTGCGTCGAACATCATCTCAACTTCCCAATTAAACCACGAACCCATATCGTTCTGCTCGGGAGTTGTCGTCAGGTTATAAGCAGTCCAGAACATAGCTGGATTGATTGTACCTTTGCCTGAGGGATGAGGAATTTGCAAACGATTGATCATAGAATTCCATCGCTTGGCTTTTTTAATTCCGCTCGAGCTCATAGAGATAATAGCAGGAGAGAAATTACCATCCTCGCCAACAACATAAATAAAATATTCAGCTGTTAATGAGAGTTGGTTTCCGTCAGGTGTGCGCAACTTACCTCGGTCGTCCTGTACACACATATTCAAAATGGCAGGTTGCAAGCCATGGTCTTTGACCAATTTACGATCGTCTGTCCATTCGAGGTATGTTTTGCGATAG